TAATACCCTTATAAGCCTTACTAAAGCCCTCGTAATCCATATTAGATATATCATTAGGGTTATCACTGTATACCTCAAGGTCTGCGTATGGTGGGCAACTGAATATCATATCAACGCTTTCATCTTGCAAGTATTTGTCTACGTTCATACTATCATCGCAATACCAAGTCGGCTCGACTCCTATTTCTTTTGCATTGGCTATATTGGCATCAACTTGTTCCTGCCTAATATCTATGCCCGTGTACTTATATCCAAGTTTTTCTGCAACTATCCCTCTAACGCTACCACCTGCAAAGCAATCATATATATCCCCCCCTTTGTGCAAAACCAAGTGTACATTATTTCGCACAATACTGGGTCAAATATACTTGTGCCGTTCTGAGATTTTCTCCCGTATTGTTCTGCCAGATGCTCCGTTGTATATGCTTTCGCATCCCTGCCGATCTCGCTTTTAATGCCTAAATCTTTCCACGCCTTTTTTCTATCTTGCCAATAACCTTGCCGTGTATCGAGAATGCTAAAAGGTGGTACACCAAACTTATCTGTCAATTTACTATGCTGTTCCTTTTCTTCCTCGGTATCATCTAATTCCAAATCAAAACCAAATTGCGACATATCAATATCTAATATGTCGTCCAACTCCAGATTCAGCATATCAACATCAAAATCGGTATTCATTGTCAGCTTGTTATGCACAAGCGTATACGCCTTGCGCTGTTCTTCCGTCAAATCGTCAAGGCGTATAATAGGCACTTTTTTAATATCTGGCATTTCCATAACCGCCAGTAACCTACCGTGTCCCTCAATTATTTCGTTTTCGTGCCATACCGCTATCGGGTCATTAAACCCAAATTCCTCAATGCTTTTCTTTATCTGCTCCACTTGCTCGCCCGTATGTATTTTGGCATTGTTCACGTATGGCTTTAAATCTTCCTTTTTCACATACTCAATTTTAAGCATTTTATTTCTCTCGTTACCGCCTACGGTTTTACCTACGCTTTTAAAGTCTTTCATCTACCGCATCCCAATCTGTGCCAAAACGGTCAATTATCAGCTTAAAATCCTCAAGGTCATGCGGTACGCAGGAATAATGCTCTTCGCCATCATCGTCAACCTCTATGCCTACGTGTAACAGTTCGTGAAATATCAGTATCCTTATCTGTTCATCGGTAAAATCTACCACATTCGGCTCAAATACCGTAATGGTAAAATCGCAGGGAATACCCCACTTGTATTTTTCTGCTACCTTTTCGCATTGTGCGTGTATAATCTTGTGGCTACCCGTCTTTTTGTGTTCGGATGATAGATAAATTATCTGTACATTGCTGTTACGGATATGCTGTAATGCATCCTCGGTCTGGATAAGGTCGTTACCTATTGCGGTATATTCCTCGTTGATTCGTCTGGTATCCATAAAGCCCTCCTATAATTGATAGTAATTAAATTATATCATTTTTCGTGCTGATTTACAACTATGCGCCTTTCGCAGATAAATTCCCGTTCGGTTTTCCCATACCCTACAACGTGATACCTTGCCCCACAATGGATGCATCTATAATCCTGCATGATCTGGTAATACTTTAAACCGCCACCGCATTCGGGACAAATAGGCACGTTTGTCTGTATCGCATATAACTTACTCATACTATAAACTCCATTCCGCATTTTTTACATTTGCCACCCATTACCTGCCATTTTAACGTGATCGGGTTACGCATATAATGGGTTTCTACACATTGCTTACCACCGCACCCATTCATTTCTACGGGTAAACAATCGGTTATCCTTACTTTTGTTTCCCTGCGTATCTTAAACCATTCCAACATTTTAGGGTCGTCTACTTCTACCTTTTTACCGCAGGAATAACAGTAATAATTATCATCGTCGCCTGTCTTGCCTATCGGTTCGGCACATTCGGGACAGGATGGTCTTTCATAGCATTTATCTTCCCTAAAATCATAATCTAATCCCCAGATTGCTTTCATTTTTTACCCTTTCTGTTTCTTTTTCAGCTAAACTTAAATACCATTCCTCCATTTTGTTCAAAAAATCTGTGCTAAATGCTCCATCGTGTTTTTCCCCGATTGCTTCAAGGTATTTTTGATACGCTTGGATTCTGTGTATGTCTATCCCTCGTATATTGTACCATCCGCTTTGCATTTCTTCCTCGGTCAAATCGGTTATATTTTTCCAATATTTGACTACGCCATCACTCATTCCTTATCCTCACTTTCTGCCTTGTATTTGTTGATAATTTTCTCTACTGTTTCAAAATCTATTCCCTCTTTTTCGGTTGTTTCGTTGATAAAATATGTGTTATCTTTAATTTCTTCTTTTATCTTGTCAAGAACATCATTGATAACAACTATCTTTTCTTCATTTGTCAGAAAATCCAAATCGTCGTGGTCTTTGTCGTACCACTTGCTATCATCAAATTCCATTGAGGGTATAATTCCCTTTTCGGTCACATCAACTATATATGTTTTTCCTAACTCAAAATTCATTCCTGTTCCTCACTTTCAAACCACTTTAGCCTCTGTCCACAATGGCAACAATAAGGTTCTTCCCAATCTTTCTCGCCGTATTCAAATTCCCAACCACATTTAGGGCATTTCCCGTAGTCATAAACAAGTTCTCCATCTGCATATCCGTCAGCTTCAAGTTCAACTTGCATAGGTTCGTTAAAATTTAATGTGTTTAAGTTTCTTGTAAAGGTATTATTATTTTTGTCTTTAGCACACTGCTCGGAACAATACTTACGTCTGCCTGTTTTCATCGGTTTAAAATACTTTCCGCATATTGGACATTGTTTTATCATTCTTTATCCCTCACTTTCCGCCTTTGGCTTTTCTTTCGCCCAGTGTCTACACCATCCCGTCATAACTTGCACATATCCAAGCCACTTTCCGCTATCTTCGCACTCGCAATAGCACATCCCGCCCTCATCATGGTATCGTTTGTTGTGCCGACAGTTACAACAGACTTTTCCGTTTTTTCCGCTCATACTTCCTCACTTTCTGCTTCTATGATTGTTGGTACATTTCTAAGCAGAGCATTAGCAAAATCCCAAGCATAATGCTCATTTGGTGTTATCGGCTGTGCATCTGTGGTACTCATCTTATTAAGAAGCCAATCTACATCAGACAATCTTCCGTGTCCTTTTGGAAGTGGTGTGCCATTGTGAATGGCTTTCCATTCTTCACTATACCATCTTCCTCCATTCTTCCAATCGTGGCTTTGAATGTCATTATATGTCTCTTCTGATATCTTAATTACTAATTCTATATCTGACATATTATTCCTCACTTTCTGCCTATCCTATGGTAGTAAAACTCTCTTAATTCTTTAGGTGACAAATATCGCCCTAACAATAAAGTGTACTTTTTCTGTACTCTTTTCTTTTGTTTTATCCACCATTGATATGATTTCATTCCTTATCCTCACTTTCCTGTGGCTGTTCTTCAATATCTTTTACGTTTACCTTTTCAAACACTCCAACAATGTTCTGGCATCCACAATGAGGGCAATCAAAGGCATTGTAATAAATTGTACCTTGTGTTAAACAATTAAGTCCAACGGGGCTTTTAACCACCTCATACCTATTCTTTGCAAGAAGTCTAAATCTTCTACCGCATACATTACATTTCCTCATTTTTCTACCCTTTCTGCTATTTCTGAATCTGTCGCAAACCTTTTTACCCATCTTTGTTTCATATAATGTGGCTTTTCTCTTTGTGGGAATAGGCTTATTTGCTGATATTCTTTGTTTTTCGGATTCCTTATGCCCGTCCATTCAATACCGCCAGTTTGTCCCTCACATTTAAAACCGCTTGCCTTTAGGCTTGCCCCATTTTCCGTAACAAGCGTGTATGTTATTACTTTTTTGTAACCCATATCCTTTGCTATTCGGCTTGATGCACCATACAGTATTGAACAAGCATTATATGTTCCGTCTGTGCAGACTCTGTTTATTTCAAGTGTCAAGCCATCATCGTAATGCCTTGAAACTGGTCTACCACAAACAGCCACTCCCACTAATTTATCCCCATCGAAACATCCTATTGTAAATTTGCACCCAACAGTTTTCCCATTATGCCTATGAAAACGCTCAATATACTCGGAAGCCTCTTTAAAGGAAATAGGTCTTATCTCAAGGCTCATTTTGTCATTCCTCTACCCTTTCTGCCATTCCCTTAAGGCAATCCTCGCACACCCACTCGCCATCTACCAGATACATATACTCGGCTTCGTTCCCACAATGTGCGCATTTGGTTTCGTCCATATCATCGCATATTTTTTCGGTGTACTGGGATTTGTAACAATCCCAACAAAGCTCCTCGCCGTTCTCGGCTACATACAGTGGATTCCACATATCGGCATAATCATCGCATTTATCGCAGAAATGCACCTCCACTTCACGCCTGCCACAGTTTACACAACGCTCACAACTTACACAATCATTTTCAATTCTGCATCCCATTTTGTTCCTCCATAATTTCATCAAAACTTAATTGATGGTAATACTGTTCTTTTAATCTGTACCCTATCCTGCGGTATTCATCGTATACGGGTTTCCAGATGATTTCGCATTGTTTACGCTCCGCAGGGAAATACTTTTCAAGGGTATCTAATACTTTTTGTAATTCCATTGCGAACGGGCATCCTTTGCACCCAGTACGG